ATGTTGTATGTGACCCAATAACAGTTGGCATTGTTACAACAGTAGTAGGCGCTGGCCTTAGCTTTGCTGCATCTGCATTAGCACCAAAACCTAAGCTGCCGAAACGGTCTGACCCAGCGCAACAACAACAAAACGCTGGAGATTTAACCGGACCTAGCGTTAATGCTGAAAATAGGTTTATTAATGTAGATGGTTTTACCTCAGTACAACCGCTTGCAAAATTAGGCGAATCAATGCAAGTTGTATTTGCTGATCGGCGCAATAATTATGGCGGTGTAAGAGTTGAAACTAAATTAATATGGTCTCAATTATTAAGTCGTGGTGATGGGCAAGAGTTACTTGCATTATTTTTAGCAAATGGTGGCGAGTTAGCGGAACAGCCAGAGTTTAAAGGCATGGCTATTGGCGATAGTTTATTGCGCAGTTATCAAAGCGAAAAGTTAGCAATGTATTTTAGGAATGGCAATAGCACAATCCGAATAACAGAAAATAATAAAAAAGCTGGCAATTTAAAACCACGCAATTTTGATCCATTTACTGCTGAATTAAAAACAAACGATAATATGCAACCAATATTTAGTGGAGTAAGGATACCTACTACAATGACACAATTTGGAATTTACGAACCCTTACGTAATGCACAAGATTTCTCGCTACCTTATAAACGTGTTAGATATATTTACCCGGCTTATACTGGTGGCAATAGCAGAGAGGCGCTTGCCGAGTGGCAAAAGGCAATAACTGCGTACGATAGAGCAGGAGAAGAAAAAGCAAAAATTGATTGTCAATATGCGTCTAGAACAGGTTTAGAAACGGTAATACGCAGTAATGGAACAATAATTAACGCTGCCAATAATAAATTTTTAGATGTAAGTGTGAACCCCGGCGATAAAGTTCAATTTATTGCTACAAACGGCAACGTGGCACACGATTTTGGTTTGGCAGGCTTAGCAGATATACACGCAAAAGAAAATAACATTAGATCTGCGGTTGATGATAAACTAATAATAGGTGAAATGTATCTTATTGGCAGCGCCGAAGCTGTTTGTATTCAAGAAAGCACTAACGTGCTATGGTATCCAGGAATCGGCAAAGCTTATACATTTGAAATAAGCGCAGCAGGCATTGTTCGCATAAATCATAGAGGACTTATAAACCATGGACCAGATCAGTTTGGCAGGCTGTTAGCAAGTAGTATTAATGTTTGCTACGGGCCAACATTATGCAAGCTAGCAGTTGCAAATGTAATCACTACCAGAAAATTATCGCAAGTTGAAATCGGCATAAAATCACAAGTATATAAAAAATTTAATGGTATAGCTAATTTTGGTGGACTACCTCAAGATCAAGTTATAGATCAAATAGAACAAGGCGGAGGATCATTTAATGCTGGTTCCTTTAGTGATTATGGATTACGTTATTCATTTTTTACCATACAAATAAGACAAAGAGGAGATGATGCGTGGTTCAACTTACAACAAAGGCCAGGTCTTGTATTTTGTATAAAAGGCCGCACTCCTGTTCATCAATTTAACTTTATACGAATAAATTTTGGCAGCACAGATGTTGAATACGAAATAAGATTTAGACCAATCGCTGGCGGTGAATACATGGCTTATACTAAAGGTAACAATGATTATATTTTTGTTTTAGATTGCAGAACAGGCAATAAACATGAATATTCTGTTACAGATCAAAAGCGAAATAGCTTTACCGTTTCATTTAGAGGTTACGTTGAATTAATTGATATTAATGACGCGACAAACTCAGTTATGTTTGATGGGCCGCCAACTCAAGTATATATACCAGGCCCCGCTCCAATACCAACACCTCCAATAGTTAGCGGCGGCGCAGTCACAAGTCTAAATATCATAACATTTGGAACTAATAAAGTATTGGCATCAAACACATTTAATACAACAGGAGGATCTGGTACAGGGCTTCAGGTAACGCTATCAGCAGTAGAAAATCCTGCACCTGCACCTTATGCTGAAGCAGGAGGTGGATTGCAAGATAAATGGTTCCACATGGGCATATTACACGCGCCTATTCCAAAATCATTAGACGAGGAGTATTTGTGGGGTGCAGAATTTTACAATTTACTCAATCCTACAGAATATAAAGTATTAATCAATTTTACACTAAAAGCAAAAGCTATATCTTCAGCGGGGCCTGGGTATAATGTAAACTGGGAACACCAGTTTTATTGGGAAGCATCTTTACCTGCTGATGGCAAAATGTATGTTGAAAGGTCGACTTACGGTTCGCCAGATGGGACTTATTTTATAGACAAAGAAAGTATTATAGGTTACGAAAGTCCTACAGATCAACTAGCAATAGTTACTGTTGTCGGAGGAAAAATTTCTTTTACTGGTACGATTGCAATTAAAACAGGTGGAAGCAATTATAGAGCAGATGATAAATTTACTGTTAACGAGGCAGGAATTACTTTGCCACCGTTAAAAGTTAAATCTGCTAGTATTATTACTACTACTAGCGTTGCTGCTGCTGCCCAGCAATCTTATTCATCGTCAGGTGGACGCTACAAAGAACCGTTTGATGCGATAGCTGACGTATATCAATTTGATCAGCAAGAAGGCAGCCATGAGACCGGCCCTGAACATCAAATTGTCTATGTAAATGAACAACGCGAAAACTTTGCACTTGACGAACAAGGTTCCTATATATCATACGCACCAAAATATTCAAACATGACGTTATTGGGCTTGCAATTGCGAAGTGGTAAAGAATGGAATGAGTTTACTAATTTTTCATATTATGCTAAAAAAGGCTGTAAAGTGAAAAAATTAATAGCAAATAATGGTAGCACATCCGGTTATGATAGTGGGTCTGCTATTTATGGGGCTACAAATTTATTTCCTGAAATTTTGCATCATTTGTTAACTACATCATCTGCTGCTTTATATTATTTAATAGATTTACCTGGGTATCAAGAAGCTTGTAAAGTTTGCATTGCTAATAATTTATATTGGGATGGTGTAATTTCTGCGCCAGTTAATGTGCGTGAATGGGGTTATCAAAATGCGCAATATTTCTTTTTAGATTTATTGGTAGCCGGGGGCAAGTTATCTCTTCAACCAACATTTCCCGTAAATCCGGGTCAAGGCATAGAAGGCTATTCACTTAATGGTGCGTATGCTCGAACACCTACAGTGTCAGCATTATTTACTGATGGCAATATTGTTGAAGATTCCCTAAGCGTGAATTGGTATCCATCTGAGCAACGTATTGCACCAGAAATCATAGTTACTTTTAGGGAAGAAGTAGAAAATGGATTTGCAGAAACACGCAATATATGGGTAAAATTAAAAACCAGTTATTTGCCTCCAACCGAAGCAATAGATTTTACAGGTTTCTGTTCTAACCGTAATCATGCAATTCAATTTGCTAAATTAATAATTCAAATGCGTAGTCTAATTACGCATGTAATAACATTTAAAACATTACCGACAGGACTAGGAATAGCTCCAGGTCAATATTTTAAAGTATCAAGCCAAGCGCGACATATAGAGCAATTTCAAAATGGTTACATTTTAGACAATGGCACCGTAGTATCTAGTACACCAATGGCTGCTGGGATATACACTGTATATTTTTGGCGTTCTTCCCTTACGCAAGTGGAGGAGCGTACAATGTCAATTGATGCAAATGGTAAAACAACAGCACAGTTTGCAGGCGGTGTGTTTACGCAGTATAATAATACAACAAGTTCATACATGTACAAGGCCGAGCAAATCGTTTATGATGAGGAGGGGATGGTTGAAATAACTGGCAGTCACGTACCATTAACATCAGATGGTAAAATTGCGTATTTAAATTTAGATAACAATCTGTTCTACATACAAAACGAACAATGAGCCAAGGTCCTACTTTCCCTGATCTAACACCAAGCGCCAGGTCAATGTCGCCTGGTAATTTTGCTGGTAAGACATTTCGCTCGCAAAGCGGCATTGAAACTCGCATTCAGTATGGCAATAAATCAACAGATAAAAGTTTAGAGTTAGAATTTAATGCTGTTACAGAAGCAGATGCTGCTCAAATCCATGACCATTACCAAGCATGTAACGGAACATTATTTACGTTCTGGATGTCAATAAAACCTCTTGCAGGTAATCCAGCATTCCATCAAGGCGACGATAGTTATAGTTTAAATACAGCAAACCGATTTAACTCCACACCTTTTGGGCTAAGATGGCGTTATGCGGAGCCACCACAGTTTACCAGTATTAAGCCTGGCCGCATGTCAGTTACAGTAAAACTACTTGGAGTTCTTGACTCATGACTTATTACAGCGGCAAAAATGGCACTTTGACCTATAACGGTACTTTAGTAGCCAAGGTCAGCAACTGGAACATTTCAACTACGGTGGATACTTTAGATACAACTGCTTTAACGGAATCTGACCGCTCGTTTGTTCCGGGCATCAGAAGCACAAGCGGTAGTGCTACTGTATTTTATTATGGTTCATCACCAGTTCCATTGTTACAACGCGTAGTAAAAACAACAGCGGTAACTGAAGCTGATATATTAGCTATAAAACTTGGCTGGGATACTAAATTTATCCAAGGTAATTGCATTATTACCAGTGCTGAATTGAGTTGTGCTGTTGGCGAGGTAATGCAAGCCAATATCCAGTTCCAATTTACGGGGGCGCCAACTGGGGTATCATTGTGAGTATTTATTTAGGTAATGCTGGTAACATAGAACTGACTAGAGACAGTGGTGACACAATTGCAGGCACTGTCAGGGTTGCTGATGTAAATGCAGTGCTAAATATGTTTAGTTTTGATTTTAGCTTTGGCGCATTTGTAACAGGTGATTTTGTAGAATTTAGTAGTGCATCTACATTGTCATTTGTATCGGGCTATGCTTACACCAAGGGCAACTGGTTTGTTAATGTAGACCAGCTTGGTGGTTTGCGATTATATCCTACATATTCTGATGCGGTGGCTGGCACCTCAAACAATAGGGTTGCATTAGCAGTACCTGGCGCTTCTATTGCTGTTAGCTGCAAGATTCTTAACTCAGTGCCTAGAATACTAGCAAATATCATACGGTTTGAATTATCAACTGACCGCGAGGCTGTTGATACTTCCAGTTTAGGCGATGAATTTAGGAATCAGTACAGCACTTTAATCACTGGCTCCGGCAGTATCGACTGCCAATTCGATTATGCAACTGCGGGCCAGACTGAAATTGCAGTGTATTTGCATAATTTATTATTGCGGCAACAGTTTGGCAGTGATTTTAAGGCCAATCTTTACATCTTGACTGAAGGCCAAGCGCAAGGCGTAAACGCTAGCAACGATTCGGTGTGGTACGAAATCCAAGGTATAATGACTCAAGCAGCAATTAGTTGCGTTGCAGGTGACATAATTGAAAGCCGATTTACATTTGTGACAACAGGGGAGATCAAGCTAAGAGTGCAAACTACCACCTGGGGCGACCTGTTGCTTAACTCTGCGGGTGATAGAATGGTGCTAAGCACCGCTGACGCGGACATCCTAGAAATTGGAGAGGAACTGTAATGGCTAACCAGCGGATAGAT